CCTTCTGGCTTCCGATGGGTCTTTTGTAGATTCCGTCGAGTTCGTAACTCAACACGTGTCCTTGATGCGCACGATTACGGATATGAAGCCTGGGCTTTCTTAGTTAGAGCGGCCTAACCGCTCAGGCCCCTCCCCGGAGGGGCTTTACTCTTTTAAGACACAATATTTTTCAAACTCCGTAAGAAACTTTTTCCTCCATTCCGGCTCCCCGCTTGGTCTGACCTTTTGCTTTCTGCAATAGTGTTCATACTCGCGATTCGTGCCAAACACGAAAACCTTAACCGCCCGCTTCACAGGTATGGCATCGATCTTGTCCGGCAAACTCATCCAGGCGCGCTGAAGAAGCTCTGCGTCTGAATAGTCCGGCGCCGGGAGCAGCGGATCACGGCCTTTGAGCTCGGTCACTTCCCGCCAGTACTTTTCTTCTTCGGTTTCCTGAGCGCGCTCGAAATAACACTTGGCATAGCGGCAGAAGGTGTCTGTAGGCGAGCGCCATCTGACAGGTTTGTCGCCATAGACCCGTCGCCAGTTAGCCAGGCGTTCATAGAAGTGAGTATCGATCAAAGAATTCTCCTGTTGGTTTTCGTTGTAATGGGCACCCGGGAAGGCGCCGATCAGGTGTAAGGCAGGCCGCGGCCCTCAAAGGGCAAGTAGGCAATCGGCTTGAGAAGGCCCAATGCTTTTAAGATTGCTATCCTGCGTTCTTCCGGAGTGAGAGTGAACCTGAGCGGAGCAAAGAGTTTGTCTAAATAGCCTTCCGGATATTCCACCGTAAAGCTGCAGATCAATGCGTCACTGAGAGGGTTTCTGTTTGTGGACCCGTAATCCTCGGGTTTGATTTCGATAATGAAGTCCGCCGGATTTATTTCCGGAGGAGGCATGAAGGCCCATTTTCTTCCTGAGTAAATTTGAGACAGCATCACTTACCTCCTGCGGCTGCTACTTCTTCGCGAATGAGGCGGAACAGCTCCTCAATCGGCATGACTGCAAGCCATTGTTTACGATCAGCACGACATACAACAATCGGACGTTCTGACAGGTCACATCCTTCGGTAGCCTGGCTCATCCAGTCGTAGATATTCCCTATCGCTGCACGTCTTTTGACTTCAATGGAGTAGGGCTTGAGTTTGATGTCTGCACCACCATCTCGGGTCTGCTGCAAATTGCGATGCACATCTATTCCGAGGTTTTCAAAAATCAGCTTGCAGAACTCGACTTCCCCAGCGTTTCCTTTTCTTTTTGCGTTTGTCATGCTGCCTCCTGCTTCCGTTTTTCGTTTTCTGCTTCAAGGTCAGCAATCGCCATCCAAAGATATTTGAGCTCAATTCTTAGCTCGCAGTTCTGATTAAAAACAAACGCTGCCACACACAAAATGGCGATGTTGATTAGGGCCAGTACGATCAAAGCATTCTCGATTGTGGATAAATCCATGTTGTTTCTCCATTGGTTGAATATTGTTTAAACATCCGTCTAGCGTCTCTGAGCGATTAACTCTACATGGACGCGGTATCTATCGAATTGAGAGAAAAATGCTCTCCTGCGATCAATGCGCTCATCCGTGTCCCGTTCAAACACTGAGCACCGAGCAAATGAAATCGGGTAGCACTCGAGGCCAGCACCTTTATCCGGATGGTGGCAGTAGACGTTCATGTCTCCGAAAGAGGCCTTTGGCGGTCGACGCTTATTCCCTTCCTTATCGACCCAATAAGACTCTGCAAATTTGCAGTACAGACAGCACCCGGACATTACCGCCTCCTAAAAGTAAGCCTCGTCATCCTGTTGCTTCCGGATGGCGTTGCGTTTGAGTTGTTTCACGTAAGCCGAGAGCGGAGACAGTTGCTCAACCGTTTTCTCTTTCAGGCTTTCTTCCGAGTTTTCGATCATGTAGGGCTTGACTACTTGGATACGCACCCAACGTTTGATCCGGTTTCCGAGGTCATAGGCCGATTCATCACGGAACTGCTGCTTTCCTTCGATAGGAATACATGGGATGTTTGTCAGTGGAGTCAGCTCAGGAATGCCAATGGCCTGAAAATACTCAGTGAGGTTCTGAACGACATACGGGTGATTAGATGTGGAGTTGTAATCATCGATCAGTCTCCAGTCGCGCAAAAGTCTTTCTGCAAGATTGATGAGGTCTTGGTACTGGATAAGGCCGGAAGTAACCTGCGGAAAATATTTGCCGTGGACGCCTTCGTGGAATTCACAAACGGTGATGCCTTGGGTCAGTTGGCCGCAAAAGACTGTGCACGGACAGCCATTGGCCCTGCAGGGTTGTTCAAAAACCTTCGATGAAAGCTGCCTTTGAGTTTTTTTGGATTCCGAGCTGCTGTCGAAGTCCACATCTCTCATGCTGTAGTTATTTGACATGGTATTTCCCCTCAATGATTTTCGTTAGGTTTTTCGGTTTGATGATCCATTCCAAGTCCGGCCTCCAGATGTGGCCTTCCTTCTGCGGTGTTTCACCTGTGAGGAATTGCGAGCGCCTGATGTATCCAAACAACCTCTTAAACCATCCAAGACCTTCTTCTTCGGATTGGTAGCCCTTGTCATTGACAAGCGTCCGCCAGCGAGCCGCTAACGTTTTTCTTCTGTCCTCCGACCAGATCCGGACTGTCGGCAGCATTGGCAGACATTCGTGGTACAAGGCGATGATTTTTTCGTGCGGACAATGAGAACCTATCTGTGCCGACCGCTGTTTCGGAGTGAGCTCTTCTTTTGGTTCGGTGAGGTTGAATTTCTCACTCTCATTCACGGCACTTTTCTGTGCGTCTGGAGAGCCGGTTTCGGCTCTACGGACTAATACATCGTTAGATGTATTAATTGTTTCTATTACTGGTTCATTTACTGGTTCGTGTCCCGTATTTGGGCCTACCACACGTCCCATATTTGGGACTACGGAAAGTCCGTTTTTGGGACTAGTCCCACATTTGGTACTACCAAAAACGGTACTACCGTTTATGGAACTATCAGATCTGGCAACAAGATTCAGAACGTAATTATTTGAGGAGTTGAGAACAGTCCGCTCCCTACGAATAAACCCTTTTTCTTCTAGGTAATTGATGGCCTTGTAAACAGTTTTTCTGTTTAGCTCGGTCTCTTTGGCTATCGTGTCGATGCTCGGGTTGCACTTCCCCGTTTTTTCATTTTTGAAATCAGCCAGGCAGCGCAGTACGCTTTTTGCCGCCGAATTGCCGACAAAAAGTTTCCGCACCGCGTCTGAATCTTGCCAGGACATGATCCACCTACTGGTCGATCATTCGACGCAAGAGGTTATTGCGCATTTTGTTCCAAGAGTTCTGGGGCCTGAGGTCTTCAACTGTGACCTCACCATTTGTTAGCTCTTCAATCAAAATGCACTTCTCGATTGATCCAGTCCGTTTGCCCGCAACTAGCATGCTCACAAACTCCGGAGTAACACCGAGTTGCTCTGCTAAATGTTTCTGAGAAATCTCAGGATGTTTTTCAAAATAGTGTTTCAGTTTCATCGCTATTTTCACATAACGTTTTGTTTTGATATTACGCATAACATTTAGTTATGTCAACTTAACAAGATGTTGTTTAATATCTCTAAGGAGAAAAGCAATGAGACCTGTTAGTGAAATTCGTCGTGAGAACCTAGAGCTACTTATCGAGGAAGAAGGAACAATTCCCGCTCTCAATGAAAAGTTGGGAAGAAGACGAAATGATCCGTCCTTGTCTTTTATTCGTGCTCAGTCAGTTCGTTCCAGTACGGGTAAGCCCTATCTTATGGGTGATAAGCTGGCTCGCGATATCGAATCTAAGTTGAAGTTAGGCCGTGGCTGGATGGATACAGACCACACGGGAATGCTCATTGATTCGATAGAAAAACCAGCAGACGGCGTACGCGTCCAAGAGTTGGCCAATACAGGTTCGATGGGCGACGATCCTAGTGTCCTGGAGCAGGATGTCATTATCGGCGGTCTGACCCTCGCACCTGACTTTGTGCGTCGTCTCAACCCGTCTAATCCTATGAATTTAAAAGTGCTGACGGGGCATGGAGATTCAATGCTGCCAACGATCGCACCAGGGGACAAAGTTCTGATAGACGAGGGAGTGAAGGATCTCTATGACGGGATCTATGTGTTGCGTTCCTATGACACCTTGTTCATTAAGCGGGTGAACAAAAATTTGAAAGGAGCTGTGGTCATTTCCTCTGACAATCCGACGGTGAAACTTAGCGAAGAACTGGACGGCTCTGAGCAGTTAGAAATCGTTGGTCGCGTTGTCTATGTTTGGCACGGGACATTTGTCTAACCAAAACCGATTTCAGAACTATTTTTGAAGGGCAAAGGCAATGAAAAAAATACTTTTACTCCCGTTACTGCTACTCCCAACTGTCTATTCATACGGTGCTAGTTTTGATTGCAGCAAAGCAAGAAGCTGGCCGGAAAAAATGATTTGTAGCGACCCGATCTTGTCGATTGAGGATGAGCGATTGAGCAAAATTTACCAACTCGCAAAGAAGAAAACAGGTAACAGCAAAGAATTCAAGGCGTTGGTAAAAAAGAATTGGCAGGAAAGAGAGAGATGTACGTCTAAAGTTTGCATTGAGGACTGGTATGTACGAGTTGGTGAGGAATACAAGGGAATAATTGAAAAGGATGTCGTTCATACCGATAGAGGAGCCGGAGAAGATCCTGAAGTCTTTGAAAACCCGCCAGATCAGCCCGCACCAAAACCACTGCCCAAGAAACTTAGCAAAGACGAGGAAGCAGCTTTAGCCTATTTTGCCTTGAACATTTGTCTCTATGCCCAATATGAAAACCTTGAAGACGGGAAAATCGACATTATGTACCTAACAAAAATGGCTCAAGAAAAGTGCCGAGACAATTATCAGAGGGTTCTTGAGTTAGTCGATAAGAACTTCAAATACGCTCCAAATAAGTACGGGATAGTAAGCTCGGTTATAGAATCTCAGACATACACGGTCATGTCAGACTTCATGAAATATCGAAAAAAATTAGAGAAATAGTCTTTTTATCTCTTACTCCAAGCCGCTCTAAGCGGCTTTTTTGTTGCGTACAAGAAACAAATCGGCACAAACACCTAACTTAATGTTATTTAATGCATAACGTTTTGCTTGCGTTTTAACATAACATTGTGTTATTCTTTCTACATCAATCAATCGTTCTTTAAAAGTCCCTCTGAAGATTGTCAGGAAGGAAAAGGGTTCTAAGGCCGAGTAAACCGAAAGGCTATGAACTCAACCAGGCGGCAAGTGAATTGCGCCTAAGCAATCAGATCGAAAGTGAAGATGCGGCAGAGAGAATGCTGAAAGCATTGGACCGTTAAAGTCGGTCGGTGCGATTAGGGGCCGTTCAGCAAAGACAGTTCGCAAACATAAGGGCACTTCTGAAAGTCGGTAAGTTGCAGATCTCCTGAGTTGGTTAGATGGAGTGCTCTTCTGTTTGAGCTTATTTAGAAACCCCTGCGTCTGGGTCATGTACTGCAAAACACCCAAAATTCGCAAATACACGCGGGGGTTTCTCAATGAGCTTTTTTCCCTGACAGTCGTTTCAGTTGTTGTTGAAAGGATGTACGATTGAAGCGCTTGGTGTGGCAGGTGTGGCACTTGGGCTATTCCAAAGCAACACGGCCGGACTATTAGGTGGCTTAATTTTCATTGCGCTATCTATTGTTCTTACGAAGGAGGATGAATAATGACAACTGCTTGGATTCTTTATTTTCTAGGCGGCCTTGCATGTGTTGCAGGGATTTTGGTGCTTCAGCATCTTGGTAGCAAATGAACGTTTGGATTGCAACAATGATTCTGGCCTTGGTTGTGTTCTGCGTAATGGCTGGATCAATTCTCTACTTAGGCTAACCAGCTGATAGAAATTTTCGAATAACTCAAAAGCTCGCTTCGGCGGGCTTTTTTATTGCCTGTAAACAAGGTTAATTATGAAATTTGAACCCAAAAAATTGAAATTCGTCCACGAGTTTCCGGAAGATCGGGAGTGGCTGGATGAAGAACGTCTCAAGGCCAAGCTGGTTTATTACGATGCCGTGATGATCGCTTCGATCAGCTATGACAGTGACGCCAAGTTATTCAATATCTGGTTTGAGGATTTCAAATACAAGTATCCAAAGAATGACAAGGAAAACTCCGTCAAGCCGGCAGAGATGCAGAAAGAGAACAATCACAACTATGAAACTCTCAAGATCTGCAAGGAAGTAATTTCCGAGGTTCTGACTAAGTTCCTTCCGCAGGTCGAATATATCCGGCCAGCGTTTGAGGAAAACGAATCCAGCCTGGATCTTTAAAACCAGTGACAGCTCGGAAAGACGAGCACCTTCAGACCATCTTTAAAAGCTCCTCGGGCTTTTACCAATAACTGTTAGTTCCAGTTCAGCGCTTAGGGGAGCTTATGAATGTGGTCTTTTTTACATAGTTTTAAGGAGAGAAAAATGGACCTGTTAGTAGATGAACAAAAACAGATTTTTGATGTTGCTGTTGAGGACATTTTGAAAGAACGAGGTTCTGCAATTTGTCTCACTGATGCTCTCACGTATGCAGAGCGCGCTGTTGTTTCCGGCCTGCTCTCTGGAAAGAAAGAGATAACGCTTGACCTGGCTCACGTTGTTTCGACTGCTGAGGCCCAGAAGGAAGTAAAGGCGCTCTTTAAAGAGTATGCGTCGAATTTCATTTCTGATCTCGTTTGGCAAACGATTGACCGAGACATCTATCCAGATGTCAAAAGTTAGTTTTTAAGTTTCTCTCTCCTGGCCCTCGTTAGCGCGGTACTCCTTGATGCGCTTTCGGGGGCTTTTCTTTTGGAGGTTGTTATGAAGAAGTTTCTGACAATGAAAAATGCAGACAGAGATAACTACTGCCTGCTCCTTGTTGCCATGGCTCTCATTCTCACTATCGCCTATGTTGCATTAGCAGCAGACGACATTCAACGGAGTTTCGGAATATGCATGTAACACCTCGCACATGCCCCGGGCCCGGAGACCTTTGGCAACTAAGTTGGCAGGAAGAAAAACGGCAAGCCGAATATGAGAGGCTCCTTGAAAGATTTTTTGAGGAGTACATACCGCGTTACTGCGATGAGCGAATAAATCAGCTTGCAGAAGATGGTGAGGATGAAAGACATCCTGAAATCGAGCCCGTGTTTGATGAGTATCTGGAGGAAAACGGATGGCATTAAAACTCACTGAGAAAGAGAG